CGCTGAAACTTTCATTGTTCTTGATGGCTTGTACGTGCATTTCGTCTTGCTCCGTTGTTCGTTTGATTTTCCGGATGACCCTGTCGCCAAGGTCATCGAGGAAATCTGTTGTCTCCACCACGCGCATCGCCCGATTCATATCTCTGGTTGGCGTCACACATTTCGTGGACGGTGTTCTTCGCCGACCGGCTTGCGTGGTTTCGCGCACTCACATCTGGTGAGCACGGCCAGTTCCAGAGCTGGCGTGGAGATCGAATTTATTGCTCGCGCTGTGCCCATTGCTGGGGATCGATCTGCGAGGTTCCCGTGCTGTTAAAGAGCGGCGGGCGGTGAGGCCCTTCGCAGTCCCTGTTGGGTGACTCGATGGAGTGAACATTACGCGCTGTAATAATCATCGTCAATACTCGATGTAATAAATTTTTCGAAAGTCGTAATAAATTACAGCCGGTGCGTGCCGGCGCTGAATCGCAGGCACAAAAAAGCCCGCTCATTGGCGGGCCTTGACGGTGGTGATGGGCTATTTGCGTTTGGGGGATCGGCGAACGGTTGACCACCAGAACACTCGGCCGAGCATTTTAATCTCTTCGCGGTATTGCTCGGAGGTCATGATCTCGTCGGGGAACTCGTCTGCGTTCTCGCTGCGGATTCGGATGGCGCCACCCGGCAGACGGTATAGGTACTTCACGCGCAGCATGCCGCCATGGTTGAAGGCATAAATCTCACCATCGATAATCGATATGTCAGCCAGGTCAAAGCCGATGGCCGCACCATCCAGTATCAGCTTTTCCATACTGTTGCCGCGAACTCTGGCCACAGCAGCGTTCTCGCACTCAACCCCCGCCGCACGTAGCGTTGCATTGCTGAATCGCAACGTTCTATCAGCAACTTCCATGACCTCAGTCATACCGTCTCCGCCGGCAAACTCGACCTCTGCATAGTAGGGGACTTCGCACTCATCGTCCCCTACCGGATCTCCATCACTCCAAACCGCCATATCGCCTATGTACTCGGCGTTGGCCTCCACGATTCGCGCAACCGGGGGTGAGGATTCGTTTTTGGGAAACATAGGAGGGAGGCCGAGGTAATCCAGCAGAGCACTCACTTTTTCAAGTGAAGGCTCTCGCCGACCACCAAGCCAATGCGCGACAGCGCCCTGAGTGACGCCCATCTGCTCGGCGACCTGGTCCTGGGTTATGTCGAGTTCTTTCATTCTGGCCTTTGCCAGCTCGTACCATTTTTTCATCTGCCAATCATTACGCCCTGTATACCTTTGCACCAGTCACAGTGCGTAATGCCGCTTGCGCAATAAAATTACAGAAAGTAATATCTGCGCAAGATCACGGAGAAACCCTATGTCCAACATGAAGACGATTCGCGAAAAGGTCGGTGTTACCCAGGCCGCCCTGGCCAAAACGGTAGGCCTGACCCAAGGCGCTATCGCTCATTACGAGAACGAGCGCCGCAAGCCGGGCCTTGAAGAGTGCCGACGCATTGTCGACGCCCTCAATTCCAGCGGCGCCGCCGTGACCCTGGATGACGTTTTCCCGCCCGTGACGATTTCGGCCCTTACTGCCGCTTAACCACCTTGCATGCATTCAACAAAGGAGCCTCACCAATGGCATATGACGATCCATCCCACAAACGCAGCGCTGTGATCAAGGCACGTTTCACACCAGAAGACTTGCGCTATCTGCGCATGGAAGCAAAGCAGGCGGGTATGCAGCTCGCCACTTACATCCACGAACTTTCAATGGTTGCGCGTCGTTTAGGTGCCGCCCAACTGATCCGAGAGATGAATGCCTGTGCACAGGATAAATCAGCTTGAGGACCCTATGGAGGACCTATGCCTGAAAGAACCTTCGACTACCTGGAAGAAGGGGCTCGGGACGAGGTTAGACAGCTAAGTGTCGAGCTCGGATGGACCCTTGAATACGCGACGAAAGAATACCTGCGTGCAGGTAGATCACTCGCGATCCAGGCCCAGATGGAGCAGATGAAGCGCAAAGCGCCTCTGCTTTCACTGGTTGAACACAAAAAGGGCCTCGATAGGGCCGAAAAAGGAGGTAGCGATGAATAAGTTGAATCGTAGCTACAAATCGCAGGCACAAAAAAGCCGGGGCGCAATCCCGGCTTCTTGTGCAGCACTTACAACTAATGTCTGGGGCAGATAATGACTTACCTCAATTTATACGTCAACCCCCGTGCATGGATGGAGGCTTTATGAGCTTCCAGGCTATGGCATGGGCAGTTGATCAGATGCTGCCAACAAGAGAGAAGTTCGTCCTGATCATCCTGGCCAACTATGCCAGCAACGATACCTGGGACTGCTACCCAAGCTTAACCACGATTGCGTCGAACACTGGAATGAGCCGTGACACCGTCATGCGAGCGATTAAACAGCTCGAAACCATGGGGGCAGTAAGCACGATTCGTCGTACTTCAGATGGCGTAAACCTTCCGAACATCTACCGCATTCATAAGAGTGCTGATTTGCGGGGGGTAGTAGCTGTATGCGACCAGGGTAGTAGCAGCGTGCGACTAGGGGTAGTAGCTGGGAGCTACTCTAACCTATCACTTGAACCTATCAATGAACCGGGTAAATGCGCTGACGCGCAAACCCCCCACCTGGTTGAGTTTGATGGAACTGATTTCCATGTCAGTGAAGGCCTATTAACCAAATGGGCAAAAGCATTTCCTGACGTGAATATCGACCTTGAGATTGAGCGCGCTTCTGTATGGGCTGCGAGCAATCCGCCGAAGAAGGACTGGCAACGCTTCCTGTCCAACTGGCTTTCCAAGAAGTCCGGGGATTCTGTCGACGAATCCAGCGTGCCCGTGGACCAGATCATTGCGCTCTACCACAAGGTTTGCCCGAACCTACCAGTGGTAACCGTCCCAACCGACAAGGTTCTGCGCTCGATGATTGTTGAGCGCTGGAACGAGTCACCAGATCACCAGAGCGGCCAAAACTTCTGGCTAGGGTTTTTCCAAAAGGCGAATAGCCGTAACCAAGTTTTCTTCCGCGGTCAAAACGTTGCTCCAAGGCTTGAGGCCCTGGTTAGTCGCGCAGTCTTCCGCGAAATCTCGGAGGCTGCCCAATGATGGAACTTCAAAGTCTTGAGGCTGAGCACGGAGTTATCGGCGCCATGCTGTGCCAGCCACATCTAATTGATGTGTTGAGCGATGAACTGTCCGCCGATGCTTTCGCCTGGGAAGACAACGCTGAGCTTTATCGGCTGATTCTTGAGATGCACGCTGACGGGCATCCTGTTGACGTCGTGACCCTGCATGACCGTCGCGCCGAGCTGTCAAGCGGCGTGCGGGTTATGGCCTACGCCGCCCAGATCCAGATGAACACCCCAAGCGTTGCAAACGCCAAGGTCTATGCCCGGATCATTCGTGAGCGCGCTGTCTGCCGGCTTATGTCTGCCGCCGCGGCGAGGATCAATGAAGTTGCCCACGAGCAGTCTGAGGTTGAGGACAAAATCTCGCAGGCTCAGTCGATCATCCTAGGGCTTGATCCTAAGGGTAGCGACGGCGAATGCCAAATGATTGGCGACATCCTCTCTGAGCACATTGAAATCCTGCAAACCAGGCTCGACCGGTTTGAGAAGGGAATCGTCATGGATGGCCTTGGTTCTGGCCTGCCTGACCTTGACGGATACACCCAGGGACTTAAATCCGGGCAGATGATCGTAATCGCCGGCCGCCCCGCAATGGGTAAGACCACGCTCGCAATGAATATCGCCGCAGACGTGGCCATAAACCAGCACAAGCCCGTTCTGGTGATAAGCCTGGAGATGAGCAAGACCCAGCTCATGGACCGCCTGCTCGCTGCCGTAGGTGGCATCCCGTTGCCTTCGCTGAAGACGGGTGTTTGCTCTAGCGATAACTCGGCAGAGCTTGCCGCCGCGGCAATGAGGCTGCGTGACGCCCCGATCGCCGTATCGGACGTGCCGGTTATGACCATGCCGAGAATCCGCTCTATTGGGCGCCGCCAGTCGCACCGCCTCGGAAAGCTCGGCCTGGTGGTCATCGACTATCTGGGTTTGGTTGAGGGCGAAGGGAAGGGGCGCACCGAGGATGTAACGGCCATGTCTCGCCAAATCAAACTGCTGGCCCGTGAGCTTGATTGCCCGGTGATTGTGCTTTCCCAGCTCAATCGAAGCTGTGAGGCGCGCCCTGATAAGCGCCCTGTGTTGAGCGATCTGCGTGAGTCGGGCGCCATCGAGCAGGACGCGGACATAGTGATGTTCGTCTATCGGGACGAGGTTTATCACCCGAACTCCATGGAAAAAGGCATTGCCGAGATCCTAATCCGGAAAAACCGCGATGGCGAGATCGGCATGGTGCCTGCCGCGTTCCAGGGCAACCGCTCGCGCTTCCTCCCATTGGCCAACCATGCGCGCGTTAGCAACGTCGTGTCGGTGAACTTCTGATGAAAGCGCGCAGAACGATTTACCACCACAACGGATATCGCCTCCGCTCATACACGGAACTCTTGTGGGCTCGAGTGCTTGAGGCCGCGGACATCTTCTACCTCTACGAGCCGGACCTGATCCGCGTGGATGACGGCTTCTACCTTCCAGATTTCTGGCTGCCGAATGTCGGCATCTACGTTGAGGTGAAGGGCGGCTGGCCTACAGAGGAAGAGGTTCAGAAGGCGGATGCGGTCATGGGCCGCACAGGTCGAGAAGTGATCTTTCTTTGTGGAAAGCCTGAGGCTGACAAGGTGAGCCTCATCAACTGCGGGATGTACGCACGGGGATCTGGCGGATGGAGCAGCAATATTGCGCCCTGCGACCTTCACCTTTTGGTGCGCGACCATGTTGGCATCCCCGTCTGGCAGCAGATCCGTTCAGCTGTTCAGCCCGACGACATGGACTGGGTACGCCCAATCGGACACATCATCGAAGAGTTCTTCCTGAAGAGCGCCGAGCGTTCTGACATGGAAAAGGCCCTTCGCTCGACACACGCAGAAGCCAACCAAGAGCGCTCATCCGTAGCGCGCGAAATCTCAATTTGCGAGCGAGGCCTGAAGTGGTTCCTCGACCGCCAGCAGTTTAGAAAATCTCAGGGAGCAGCAGCATGAGCGACATCTGCGATGACGCCGACGTAGTAATTGAAGAGGCCCTGAATCGGTCCCTATCCCAGATCCCTCGCTACACCGGAGTAAGCGCCACAGAGTGCGTGGAGTGCGGAGAGGAGACCCCGGAAGGCCGTCGTGTGGCTATCCCTGGGGTGAAGCTGTGCACGCCTTGTGCTGAGCGTGAGGCGCTGGCTAAGAAGGGAGTGCGGCGGATATGAAAATTCACCACCGACTTGAGCAAATTGTTTATTGCGCCTTCCTCGGTTTGCTCACATCCATCTTGGCTGGGCTGACCTTGGCGGTGTGCATGGCGATCTTAGCGGGAGTTATGCCATGACCGACAAGATCAGCGTCAATAGCGCCACCAAGCTCTCCGAGGCCATCACCGCCCTGACGGCCATGTACCGCCAGAGTAAGTTCGTAGTGGTGTCGATGCGCCCAGGGAAGGATCGGACACTCGACCAGAACGCCCTGTGGTTCGCCCTGTACCAGCGAATCGCCCAGATGACCCAGCTTGGTGACGTGGAGGACGCCCGCAAGTACTGCAAGTTGCACTTCGGCGTGCCGATCATGCGCAACGCCGACGCCGACTTCCGCAATGGCTGGAACCGCATGTTCCTGCACCTGGACTACGAGACCAAGCTGGAGCTGATGGGGCCGTGCTCGATCTTCGGTCCGGACGGCTTCCCGGTGACCCGCCTGTTCAATCGCGCCCAAGGAATCGCGTACACGGACCAGATCGTGGCCGAGTTCAGCGCCAAGGGTGTGGTGTTCACTGATCTGCTGGGCGAGGTGGCGGCATGAGCCAGTTCAAGCCGGGCGATCTCGCACTAATCATCAATGCATTCCGCGAACAGAACATCGGGAAGACGGTAGAGCTTGTTCTCTTCAGCTCTGATCGGTGGATACCGTATGGAAATGACGGCCATCAAGCAGACAACTGGCGTCTGGCTCGATGCTGGGTGATCAACGGAAATATCGAAACTGACCAGGTATTCCCGGGTGAAAACGTTGCGTTGACGCAAGCGGTCGCAATGGAGGCGCATCTGATGCCTATTGGAGATCTCCAGCCCGAGCAGCAGAAGTCGCGGGAGCTGATCGCATGAAGCGCACCCCACTGCAACGCAAGACCCCACTCACTTCAGGCCCTCGCCGTAAACGCTGCCCCGAGTGCCGCGTGATGTTCACGCCATCCAGGAACGCGCAGGCGGTGTGCGGCGAGATCGAGTGCGCCATCGCTCATGGCAAGTCGGAGAAAGGGCAGGAAAGCGCGCGCAGGGCCTTGGCTGATGTCGATCGCCGCGACATCAAGGTTCGCAAAGAGGCCCTGAAAAGTCGCGCAGACCACCTCAAGGATGCAGAGAAGGCCGTCCGCGACTACCGACGCACCTACGAGCTGAGTATTGGCAGCGGCTGCATCAGCTGTGGCGAGTCTCAGGAATCGATCCTGGCCGCCCAAGGGTGGAAGGTCGGCGGTGCATTTGACGGTGGCCACTTCATGGGTAAGGGAGCCCGCCCAGAGCTGCGCCTTGAGCCAACCAACATATGGCTTCAATGCAAGGCCTGTAACTCGGGCTCCTACATGCACGCCCGCAAGGGGTACACCGTTTCTCAGGGTTTCCGCGCCGGCCTGATCGCCCGCATCGGCCTGGAGGCTGTCGAGGCGCTGGAATCCGACCACGAACCCAAGCGCTACACCATCGAAGACCTGAAAGCCATCACCGCCGAATACCGGGCAAAGACCAGAGAACTTAAGAAGGGGAATGCAGCATGACCACCACAGTCACGATCACCACGCTGTTCTGCATCTCCCGGTTCTTCCTGGAAGGCCACGTCATCAACTGGTGGAGCGCTCGGCCATGAGTTACCACAACCAAGTTCTTTGCGTATGCGCCACGTTCGTACTAGCAGCTTTGCTGCTGACTTACACGGCCCTAGGGATATTTGATAAAGCCGCCGAAATCAAGGCATCTGCTGGCGATATGCAGCTGGTCTGCAAAGTGGTGAAGCCATGAACTGGAAAGCCATGGGTTATGAAGTCCGCCGATACGCCAACCGCAAAGGAACCGATTGGGATTACGTGGCCAGGGCGCCAGACACGAAGCTCTTGTACTCGGGACACAACTTCGAGAAGGCCAAGGCGGCATGTGCTGAACATTTTAACAACCAGAAGGTGTCCGCATGAAAATGCTTATTGCAATGATCGGTGCATTCGTATTCGGCGGAATCTTGTGGCGCCAGGAGGGGCATTACATCTACCACCGACCTGCAAGCTCCTTTTCAACCTGGGCAAAGGTGTCCGTATGAAAGCTCACGAATTCCTCGGTAAGGCCCAAGCTCTCATGCTCGAGCGCGGCAAGCAGTACGACAAGCCTGAAGGCGAGCGCAGCATGGCGCGCACGGTGCAGGCATTTAACGCTATCACTGGGCAAGACCTAACAGAGTCAGAAGGCTGGATGCTCATGGCCGTGCTGAAACAGGTTCGTCTGTTCACCCGTCCTGGCTTCCACGCTGACAGCGCAGAGGATGCAGTCGCCTATGTGTCGCTTTTGGCTGAGGCCAAACAGAGCGAGGCGATCGAATGAATATCAACGCTGAACTTCAGCCTGGGTGGGTCGTGTACCGAATCGTAAACCTAGTAAATCAAAAGGCTTACGTCGGGGTAACTGGAAACCTGAAAAGGCGTATTCAAGGCCATATGACCAAGGCGCGCTGCGGCATGGGCACTGCAATTCATGCCGCCATCCGAAAGTATGGCGACAACCAATTCGTTGTTGACGTGCTGGATCTATGCGACAGCCAAGAGTCCGCTTTGGCTCTTGAGCAGGTGCGAATAGCAGAACTTGGCACCTTAGTGGCCGGATACAATCTCACCGCCGGCGGTGATGGAATTCGATCATTGGCCCCAGAGTCAATGAAGCGTTTGCGCGTGTCTCTAAGTGCCGCACTGCGTGGCAAGCCAAAATCCCCTGCCCATCGCGCTTCGATGAGCGAATGTCGGATGGGTATGAAGTTCTCGCCAACACATCTTGAAAATCTGAGCATTGCGATGACTGGCCGCAAGGCAAGCGATGCATCCAGAGCAAAAATGAGCCTGCTGAGAAAAGGAAAACCGCTTTCCGAACAGCACCGCGAGAAAATCGGCAATGCATTGCGCGGCCGAGTGTTCACGGAACAGACACTGCAGAACATGCGTGCTGGTGCACGAGCAGCTAGGGGGCGACAAGTGGAGTGCATTGAGTCTGGGCAGGTATTCACCACAATTCTCGACGCGGTTAGCTGGCTCAAAGTAAATGGGGCGCCGAAGGCTGACCCTTCCGCAATTGGGCGCGTCTGCCGTGGGCGGGTTCCAAGAGCCTACGGGTATTCGTGGCGGTACAGCAACGATTCGACCCATTCCATCGCCGGAGCTGCCCAATGAACGAGCAAAAGGTCACCGACGAGCAGATCATCGAAGCGCTGAAGACGATGAACAATAACGAGGCTGCAAAGCATCTCGGCCTGCATGTGCGGACATTGTCGAAGCGTAAGGCCAGGATGGCTCTGCGCGGGCACATCCCAGAAATGCACATCGACACGAAGCTCCCGTCGTTCCTGAAGATCAAGGGTACATCCCAGCTCATGCGCCGCGGTGAGGCCGAGCCATTGCTCTCCTGGGTCAAGACGAACACCGACACCGAAGCATTAGAGGCCCTTATTCGGGCCTCATGTGAAGCGGCGGTGAAGGACTTGCCGTGTGTGCCGGCTCGCCCATTCGCCGGGACCTATCTACCTGACCTGATGACGGCATACCCAATCGGTGATCCGCACTTCGGTGAATACATCTGGGCAGCCGAGTGTGGTGAGGATTGGGACTTGAGCATCGCCGAGCGCGTGCACTGCGCCGCTATGGCGGCACTGGTTGAGTCTGCGCCGCCGACCGAGACGGCAATCATCGTCAACCTCGGCGACGCAGCCCACTACGATTCTATGGCTGCCGTAACCCCGCGCAGTGGTCACCACCTTGATGCAGATAGCCGCTACGCCAAGATGGTAGACATCCTCATCCTCGCCATGCGCCAGTGTGTCGAATCGGCCCTGACCAAACACAAGTTCGTGCATGTGGTCCATGTGATCGGTAATCACGACGAGACTGGCGCTGTATGGTTGAGCCGTCTGTTTGCTCACGTCTACAGAGACGAGCCCCGCGTCACCGTCGAAACCTCACCTAGCGTCTTCAGCTACTACCGCTGGGGTAAGAACCTGATCGGCATGCACCACGGGCACACCAGCAAGGCCGAAAAACTGCCCGGCGTGATGGCGACCGACCGCGCGAAGGACTGGGGCGAAACCCTGCACCGCTACTGGTGGACAGGCCACATCCACCACGAGAGCAAGAAGGAATACCCAGGCTGCACCGTTGAATCGTTCAACACGCTCGCCCCAGGCGACAGCTACGCCCACGCCGGCGGCTGGAGATCTCGCCAGAACATGAAGGCAATCGTCCTGCATCGTGAGCATGGCGAAGTGGCCCGTCACACCGTTCACCCGTCCATGTTGAAAGAGGTGGCAGCATGACTTATCGCAATGTGGTATCCGCTGTTGTCCGCGCCCTGGCTGCCGAGACCATCAACTCGGCCGGCGGCTGTGATTTCGACCCAAAGGTCCAGTGCGCCAAGCAGAAGGGGGAAATCAGCGGTAAGGAGTGGTCGCTGCTCCAGGACTGCATCGTGCACAAGCTGCTCCACCAGGTGCTGAGCCAGCGCCACTGGTTCGCCCTGACCGCTAAGTTCAGCACGCATAATGGGCGCAAGATCGAGGCGACCGGGCGGCTGGTGGCGATCGTGACCAGCCCGGCGCCGCACTTGTTCACCCGCAAGGCTGTTACAGCCTGGGCAATCCCCCAGATCAAGGGAGTGCGCAAAGAGCCTGTGAAGGCCAAGGCGGTCGAGTTCGACGAAGACGCACCAGCGTGGCGGGTAGCAGCAGCAAAGGCCGCAGTCGAGCGCGCAAACGCATCAGCGGCCAAGCGCAACACCTCGCAGCGAGATGGTCCGATCATTCTGGCCGATTCCAACTACGACATGACCACATGGGACACTCAAGGCCTCGACGACCGCACCTACCGCCGCTGGCGTCACTCCATCCATAAAGCCCTCGAAAGCCTTGTGGATACCGCTCTGGTAGAAGCACAATTGATTCTTGAGGAAGCGGGCGTACTTGGGGAGCAGGCGGCATGAGTGATCGTGAGTTGTTGGAGTTGGCTGCAAAGGCTTCAGACCTAAAAGTCATCCAATACTCGGAAGGCTACGGTCTCGGCGTCGAAGGCGATGGGGTCTGGTGGAATCCACTAGGAAACGATGGTCAGGCGCTACGCCTGGCTGCAACCTTGGGGCTTGTGCTGAACACTCACGGCATGGGTGTAGGCGCTCGTACGACTCCAGGCCAATCCCCTGAAGCGCACGCGACAGCACCTGAGTGCGATGATGCCAATCACATGAGCAGCCTGCGACGCTGTATCGTCCGCGCCGCTGCTGAGATCGGGAGAGCAATGCCATGAAAGTCAAAGTCAGCGAGTTGAGTGCCCGCCAGATTCTGCCAAGTATCATCACGACTCTGGTGGGTGGCCCGTGTGCTGGACAGAAGGTCAACGAATCCTATTTCGATGGGCGCAAATCCATATACGTCATGGAAAACCCACAGCCTACTTACATGCCTCAACCCGAAGACCCAGTGGGAAATGCCAAGGTGTGTCTTTACCAGTTGCGCGAGGGGCGCTATCCGGCTGGTGGTTCATTCGTCGTATTTTCTGACCCATCAATGCCGGATGTACAAATTTTGTCAGCCTGCGAAAGCCTCAGAAAACAGACGCATCCAGGTTGGTTTGCAGAGTAGGCGCAAATACCGCTTGCATTAAATGTCCGTGTGTCCGAATATTGCGTCATCTTGGGTTATGTACGTTTGTATGTAGCGCAGGAAGAAAGCCCGGCCATTGTGTCGGGCTTTTTGCTTTGGGGTGATGATGCAGTTAAAGCCTGCCGCGCGAGTGCCAGCCGGTCCCGTATGGGATGTATGCGCCAACCCGAAGTGCTCGCAGATGAATGCGCAGGCTGATGCGTATCTTCCAAGTGATTGGTGGAGAGATTCACAACCCGATCTGTGCCGGAGATCAGCACCGGCCATCCGCATCATATGTGCCTTCTGGCCGAGGCGTGTGACCGCAGTGGCGTAACGACTGCTCTGGATACGGTAACCAGCTATTTAGGATTTCGAGTGTGATGGCATGCACGCCGGCCTCCAAAGCCGTGTAGACGGGGTTCGAATCCCTGGTGGTCCGCCAAGAAACGCCGTTATAGCTCAGCTGGTCAGAGCGTCCGCCTTGTAAGCGGAGGGTCCAGGGTTCGAATCCTTGTGACGGCACCAGATTTGACGTTGTAGCTCAGTTGGTTAGAGCGGCCGCCTGTCACGCGGGAGGTCGAGGGTTCGAGTCCCTTCATCGTCGCCACATTGGGATGTAGCTCAGCAGGCAGAGCGAACGGCTGTTAACCGTTAGGCCACTGGTTCGAACCCAGTCGTCCCAGCCAGCAACACCGGCAGTGAACCAGCACAACGCTGTGGATCAGACCGGAATGCACCGCCAGGTGGAAACACTCGGCGCCGGATAAAGGTAACCGGCAACCATTCTAAGCCCAGCCATCGCGCTGGGCTTTTCTATTTCAGCCCCTCCACACCCGTTGCGCGAAGCCGGGAGTGCTGTTGGGGCTGACCTATTCGCCGCTGCTCCACAGCGTTTGGCGCCTCACACGGCGCCTTTTTTATTCACCACAACATGCAACTGAGAGGTCGAGCGCATGGAATTCCTTCATCGCTTGCTCGACAAGGCCGAGTGGATCGTAGCCGGATTGATTGGGGCCATCGTTGCAAGCTGGTGGCACAAGGATGATTTGACCGACTGGAAAGCCTGGGTGGTCTTCTTGATCACAGGCCTTGCCTGCGCCATGTACTTGACCGGGATCGTGAGCACTTACCTGGGCATCACAGATCCCAGCAATGTGACCGGTGTCGGTTTTCTCTTGGGAGCCTTCGGTGGATCGCTGATGACTGCCGTCAACCGAGCCATCAAAGCCGCTGACCTTTGGGCGCTTATCCGCTCGAAGTTCGGAGGGGGTTAATCCATGAGCCTTCAAACATTGAGCACGGCCTTTATCTCCATCATTGCCATCTGGGCGATGTGGTGCGTACTGAGCCACAAGGTGAGAGACGGTATTGTCGGCAAGATCATTTACGCAGCCATTGCCGTGTCAGGGTTTGCAATTGCCACACGTGGTGAGACGGTGTTCTTCAGCCCAAGTGCTGCCGGCGTCACCTTCCACGGAGCACTT